CTAAGTGACTGGAGTTCAGACGTGTGCTCTTCCGATCTAACCTGCTCCTGGCTGGCCTCCGCCGGCTTCTCGGCCGGCTCCTCGGGGAAGGTCAGCCCCACGATGATGGCCATTAGGCGGTCACCGCGACGTGGGCGTAGATTAGGCCCTTCTTCTTCAGGTACACGATCAGGTCGTGGTACAGGCGGTACTGCCACTTGTGGGCGTCGTCGTCCTGGTTCACGTCGGGGGAGAAGTAGCGCAGCTTCTCGTGCTTGGAGATGGCGGCGGCGGCCTCGGGGGCCATGACGATGAAGTTCAGCGCCTTGCCGTCCTCGGCCTTCTCGTAGCCGCCCTTCTCCTCGCCGGAGGTGGTGCCGTCCAGCAGCTTGATGGCGGAGTAGAAGCGGTCGCCGGCCACGCCGATCATCTTCATCTCGTCGTAGGTGCCGAAGTTGCTGTTCGGGGCCTCGCCGGCGGACAGCTGGTACTTGTTGGACAGGCGCAGCAGCTTCTTGGTGGCGGCGGAGTGGTAGAACAGGCACTGGGACAGCTTCACGCCGTGGTCCTCCATGCACTGCTCGGCCTCCAGCACGGCGGCCACGGTCTCGTCGGCGCCGGACAGGTCCTTCTTGACGGTGGTGCCGGCGTTCTGGGTGAGCTTGGCGAAGCGGATGGCGTCCACCTCGGGCACCACCTTGGTGCGGGCGAACTCGCCCATGGCGTTGGCGGAGACGATCTTGGCGCGCTCGTCGTCGTCGAGCACGTCGATGTTGAACTCGCGGTCGCGCTCGTACTGCAGCTGGTAGGGCTGCCAGGTGACGGAGATACCGCCCTTGGTGAAGCCCTGGCCGCGCTTGTGGGTGGCCAGGCCGTCCATGTCGAGGCTGGCGATCTCGATCTTGCCGTTGCCGCTCATCTCGCCCAGCAGGTCCTGGTTCATGTTCAGGTCGCCGGTGACGGTCTCCTGCGCGATGACCTTGTCCAGTCGGGTGGTGAACTTGTCGATGCAGTTGGCTAGGTTGTTGGTTGCAGCCATGTGCTGCTCCTCTCTACTTCTTCAGGCCGAAGGCGCGGTCGAGCGCCGCGTCGTCGTCCTTGGCCGCGCCCACGGGCTTCAGCCCCGTGGAGCCGGTCTTCTTGGCTTCCTCGAACAGGTACGGGCAGGCTTCCTTCAGCTTGTCCACGTCGCCCTCGTAGTCGTCCAGCAGCGCCTTGGCCGCCTTGACGTTCTTGCACCCGGCGATCTCCAGGCGGTAGGCCGCCTTCTCGCTCGCCATGGACGCCTTCATCTCGTCGAGCTTCTTCTGCAGCTCCTCGCGCCCCTCCTTGGTCTTGGCCGCCTCGTCGAGCTGCGCGCGCAGCTTCTCGATCTCGTCGTCCTTGGCCTTCAGGTCGCGCTCGTACTTGTGGCGGTTGACGGTCGCGCCGCCATCGCCGCCCTGCGGCTCCGTGGTGCCGCCTGCCGGCTCGTTCGCCGGCGCCTGGGGCTGCTGTGCCTGGGTGCCGTCGCCGGCGCCCCCTGCGGGCTGCTGGCCCTCCTGCGGGTCGGTCTGCTGCCCCTGCGGTTGCTGTGCTCCCATGTCCGTACCAGTCCTTTCCGGTGTTTGGTTGCCGCGCTTCTCTGCGCGCTTCGGTACTTGCAGCTGTTGCCGCCGCTGCCGCGCCGCACCCCGTTGCCGCCGGGTGCCCGCGCAGCTTGGATGGTCGGGCACGTGTCGCCCGCCAAAAGGAAGGGCCGCCCCTGCGGACGGCCCTCGCCTCGTTCTGTTCGGTTGTGTGTGATCGAGCTAGCCCGGTATCGCCTCGATAATCGAGCGGCACAGCTCCCCGCGCTCGTTCAGCCCGTCGCCGGCGTCGTTCAGCCCGTGCCTCTGCATCTCGTCGGCCAGCGCGTCCTCGATTGCCATCAGGCCGTCGTCCTTCATTCCGTCGAAGGAGGTGGGCAGCCCCATGGCGCGCAGCAGTGCCGTCTGCCTGTCGTTAAGCGTCTCCATCTGCCATGCCTCCCAGCTCCCGCTCGTACTTGCGGCGGTATCTCGACTTCGTGCGGTATGTCGTGATTATAACCCCGGTATCGGGGTTGACGACCACCGTGGCGTCGCGCCCCACGAGCTTCTGCGCCTTCCTGCCCTTGTCGTCGACGGTCGGCTCGAACGACTTCAGCGGGCGCTCCATGGCGTCCGCCACCTGCTCGTCGGTCACGCCGCGCTGCTTCTGGCGCTCCGCCGCGTGCTCGCTCACCGTCGAGTTGAACGTCCTGCGCTGCTCGCCCGCGGTGAGGGTCGAGAAATCGGACGCCTTCATGCCCTGGCGCTCCATCTCGTCGGCGATGGCTCGCTTGGCGGCCGTCTTGCTCATGCCCGCCCTCGCCATGGCGTCCTGCGCGGCCTTGCCGGCCAGCAGCTCGTCGACCTTGCGCCCGCTCGATGCGACGCGGACGCCGCCGGGCATGTCCCCGGCCCACTCGCGCGCCGGGTGGCGGTGGAGCACCGGGTGCCCGGTCAGGCTCCTGGCGTTGGACTCCTTCACCAGCCGGCGCATGGCCTCCTGCCGGCGGGCCAGCAGGTCCTGCGCCCTCACGACCTCGACGCGCGCGGCGTTGGTGGGGGAGACGTCGTAGCACTTGCGCGCGCCCGCCAGCTCGCGCTTGGCCTCCCGGATGGCGCGCTCCCCGGCGCGCTGCCTCTGCTCCAGTTTGTAGACCTCCTCGCCCGGCAGGCCGCTGGCGTGCTTGGGGTCGCGCTCGTAGGCGCGCGGCGCGCCCGGCAGGTACGGACCGAAGGAGTGGCGGCAGTTGGCGCCCAGCAGGCCGTCCACCGAGCCGTAGCCCGTGGCGGCCTCCAGCCCCTCGTACGAGCGGCCGTCGATGCTCACGGCGCCGCGCCAGCCGTACACCTGCCCCTGCCACGCCGCGTGGCTCGGGCGCGCGTTGGGGTGGCTGGAGACCTCGACCAGCTGCACGCCGTACTCGTCCATGGCCCTCGCGGTCATGCGGGCGCCGTCCTGGGCGATCTGGGTGCGCACGTGGCGGCGCACGGCCACGTCCACGCGGTTGCGCACGGTGAGGTTGCCGGCGGCGTCGCGGTACTGCACCACGCTCACGCCGTCGCGCTCCAGCCTGCGCACGGCGCGGTGCAGCGCCCGCTCGGCCGTGGAGGCGCCGGAGTTCACCCGGGCGATGGCCTCTGTGGACGCGGACAGGAACGCGTCTAGGGCGCCCTGCTCCATGTGCAGGTTGTCGCGCTGCAGGATGGCGGCGAGCCCTCGCACGGTGGCGTCCATCTGGCGCGGCCACGCCCTCTCCGTGCCGGGCCTGCCCAGGCGCTCCATGTCGTCGGCGTCGGACGCCCTCATGAACTTCTCGACGGTGGCGCGCAGCTCGGCGTCCACCTCGCCGGCGTGGCGCTCGATGATGCGGCGCAACTCGTCGGCGTGGGTCTGGCCCAGCAGCGCCGCGGCCGTCACGCTCCTGGAGGTCACGCCGGCGCCGGACAGCATGAGGTCCACCAGGTAGTTCAGCATGTCGGCCTCTATGCCGCGGTACACGCGCGCCAGCGCCTCGCCGGCCTCCTCCAGCGCCTCCGGGGACAGCATCAGAAGCCCTCGTCGAGCAGCTGGGCGGAGGGCACGGCCGCGGCCGCCTCCTCCTTGCTGAAGCCGTGCCAGTCGATCAGGTAGCGCTGCTTCAGCTCCGGGACGCCCAGCGCGGCTATCTCGGCCAGCGCCATGTTCTTCTCGGTCTGGGTGTCGGCGATCACGGAGTCGTCGAACTGGACCTTGACGGCGCCGAAGTCCTCCTCGACGGCCGCGCCGCAGTGGATGCGGGCGCAGTTGAGCAGGCTGGTCACCACGCGCTGGACGGCGCCGCGCAGCACGTTCTCGTGCTTGCGCACGTTGCGCATGAGCGCGGAGTTGTCGGCCGCCACCTCGGTGGCCGTCTTCAGGCCGCCGGACTTGTCCAGCGCGAAGTACTGCTGGCCGAAGCCGCACAGGTCGCCCAGCTCGGCGAGTGCCATGTCGAAGGCGGAGCGCAGCGGCTCCACGCGTATCTCGGGGCTGTAGATGCTGATCAGGTTCTTGGTCGGGTCCTGGCCGGCGAGGCGGCGGAACAGGCGGCCCTCGATGCGCGGCGATGGTATGACCTTGCCGTTCTCGCTGCGCACGTCGACCATGCTCTCGTCCACGAACACCTTGGCGGCGGTCAGCTCGACCTCCTGGAACATGGAGTCGTAGGCGAGGTCCACGGCCTTGATGGCGTCGAGCGCGTCGGCGAACACGGACTGGCCGAACGGGGACAGGTCCACCACGGTGTTCTCCAGCGCGGGGCGGATGATGCCGAACGTGGGGCAGTCCTGCAGCGTGTCGAAGTCGGCGATCACGCCGGCGGCCTCCGCGTCCTGCTCCTCGCCCTCGCTGAACAGGTAGGTGCTGATGTGGTAGGTGCCGGTCTCCGGGTCCGGCGCGTGCACCTGCAGCTGGTCGACGCGCTTGCCGGCGACGGCGGCGCGGGTGACGAACGCGCACGCGCTCACGCCCTCCTCGTCCCATGACAGCGGGCGCACCATGCGGGCGTCGTAGCGGCGCACCTTCAGCTCGGCGCCCTCGTCGCGCACGTCCAGCCACAGCGCCCACGCGGCGGTGCCCAGCGCGAACGCCTTCTCCACGACCATCTGGCCGGTGGGCCAGAAGTTGGCGCGGTCCAGCCAGTCCTGCAGCCACTTGTTCGCGGCGTCGGCCTCCACGCTCACCTGCGTGTCGTCGGTGATCAGCAGGCTGGCCCACTCGGACGCCACGCGCTTGGCGGGGCGGATGCTCATGCGGTTGCGGGTGCGGCGGCGGCCCTGCAGGTCGGTGTAGCCGTCCCGGTACCAGTCGTCCTTGCCGCTGTACCAGTCGAACCACGACTGGATGTAGGTGTCCATCGAGGTGTCGACGGCGTACCCCAGCTCCTTCAGCTTCTTGGTCACGTGCGCCGGCACGCTGAACTCGTCCACTGCCATGCCCTATGCCACCTTCCTGTATCCGCGCGCCCTGCGCGCCTCGTCCATCGTTGCGTAGCGGGTAGCGTCCACCCAGTGGTCGTTCCCGTCGGGTATCTCGTTGAGCACCTCGCCGTCCGGCGTCTGCGCGTACTCCAGCGCGCGCACCTCCGCGGCCAGCCTCGGGCAGCGCTCCGGGTCGATGACCCATTCGGACAGCGACTGCAGGAAGCGGTACGAGGCCATGCGGCCCGGCTTGCCCTTGCCGGCGGCCCTGGCGTTGACGCCGTGGTCGCGCTGCACGGCGATGGCCGTGGGGTCGGCGTCGTCGGACAGCACCGGCAGGTGGTGGTAGGCCGGGCGCCCGTCGCCGCCGTCCCACGTGAGCAGCTCCCTGACGCGCTCGGCCTGCCCGTCGGGCGGCAGCTTGTTGGCGCCGTCCTCGCAGAAGGTGAGAGATCGGAAGAGCACACGTCTGAACTCCAGTCACTTAGGCATCTCGTATGCC